TAAAGAAGATATTCAAGAAGATCTTTACTAAGGTTCTGAAGAAGGAACTTCAAAAGCCTTCTGATTCCGAAGAACATAAGAATCAATCGAAATAATATCTCCACAGAGTCCAAACATAGGACTAGCAGGATTAATCATATAACCAGTCGAATAAAGCTTTGCACACTGGTTAAACCTAATAAGCTCTCTGTCGTAGTTGACCTTTAAATTCTCTGCGTCAGCCCTTGCTATATTCCTCTGTACCAGCTCTTTACAGCTTGTATGGTATTCGTCTCCCAAAGGTACCATAAAGCTCATCTGGAAGCCCCATCCTTGGCTTATAGAGTACGCTTCAGATTGAGAGTCATTACCTGTATAAAACGGTGTAAAGGACATCGAAGGAGTTGAGCAAACGATGTTCCTTCCATAATAATTCTTAGAAGTAGCACCCTGATTAACCTGCATATTCTGGTTAATGATGCTGCTATTTCCTACAGCGTTAGGAGCTGCTATAGATTGATTAGCCTCTTCTTCCTCTGCTCTTACTGGACCTACTGAGAGAAGACCGATAAGGAGGTAATAGTAGAAGTTGTGGTGATGGTTTCTGATATATCGTGTTGTTCGACTAAACCAGCATCCCTTGTTGTTATATTCAGTGACCACGGTAAAGCTGCATCAGTAACAGTATAAGTGGCATCTGTAGGTGTAATTGTAGTAGAAGGGGTGACGTTAGTTCCTTCCCAAGTCTTAACCGTAGAACCATAAACTTGTATTTGATGTGTTCGAGTTACGTTCTGGGTAGTGTTTGTAGTTGAGTTAGAACTTCCTGTTGTAAAAGCAGGTGTAACTTGATTAGCGTTTGCTGCCACTGGGGTTAACAGCACTAAAAGTAATAATAACTTTTTCATACTTTTGTAACCTAAGTGTTGTCGTTTCTTACAATCTTAATCGGAGTTTCTATAATTACCTTCTGACATTTGTTACCATTCCCATTTTCTTTATCTTTCTTTTTTGCATCAATACCAAAAGTAGCTAAAGCACTTCCAAATAGAAAAGTTATAAAGCTAGTATCTTTAGGCTGTTGTGGACCTAAAAATGGGAAAGTTATATAATTTAAACTAATGATAAACCCAGCCCATATAACTACTCCTAATCGTACAAATGTACTAATTAGTAGAAACTGAGCCTCATGATCTTCATCCTTATTTTTCTCGTTTTCTTCCATGCCCTTTAAATCAAATAAACAAAGAAAATTTCTTTATGCTAATAAGCCTAGCGTAGCTAAGAAATTTACGAAAGACTCAAAACCAAAAAAGGGTACAATAAATAGTGGGTACAAGTATAAAAATCATGGCTGAAACAACTTCAGATTCAGGTCGATCAGAAGACTATTTAAAAAAGCGTAGAAAAGTTACTGGTTCTCGTAATAGAGCCCAAGACAGTAAAAGAGCTAAAAGTTATAGAACTGGTAAGCAAACTGTAGGTGGTGCAAAGCCTCAACCTAAATCTACTAAAGTAACTGCTAGTAATACTAAACAAAGCCCTAGATTACCTAAAGTCCCTGATAAAGCTCCTAAATTTAAGAAACCTACTGTATCTACTAAACTTTCAGCTTCAGATAAAGTAAGAATTTCTACCGAAAGAGTTAAACATATAGACTCACAAATTCAAAGAAATGACAGAAAAATACAACGCCTTAAAAAAGCTATAGCTCTTAGAAAGACTATAAGAAACAAAGCTATAGGAAAAGCTGGTGTTTTAGGTTATATTTTAAATGATATTTGGAACACACCTGTAGCCGATGGCACTATGACAGGTTATCTTAAAAGACAGAAACAACAACAAAAGTAAAATGCCAGGACACACCGCCATACACAGAGAAGAAGCTGCTGAACAAAGAGTCAGGGAAGCAGGTTTAAAACGCATCAGAGACCTTGAAATTAAAAAGGCTACTGAAGCAGCTAGTAAAAAGGAAAAAGAAGACAGAGGTATGACTAAGGTTCAAATCAAACCTGCTTCTCCAAAATAACAATATGAGAAGGAGATTCTCCTTAAAGGATGTGGCTACCTATTACTCTGGGCAGCTTCATCAGAAAGAAGCTTTAGATATGCTTCAAAATTACATTCCTGAATCGATTGAAGAACGTTTTGCTGATATGTGGCGGGAGGGGAAGAAGAATGTAATTCCTTCTCACGTATCTTGGCAAGAGAAACTAAAGCAGCTTCTTGAGCTTGACGGAGAGCTTCAAGAGAGGATGGATGTTGAGCGTGTGTATCTTCTATTTGCAGAACTCCTAATTCAACAAAGTCGGTCTGCTGATCCTGAATACGCCAATAGGCTCTTAAGCCTTATAGAGATTAAAAGGAAAAGAAAAGGGCGAGATTACAACTGGTTGGATTAGTAGTATTCTTACTATGAATTAATTTAATCCAAATGGTACTTCTAGTTAAACCTATTCTCTTTGCTTTCTTAAAATCTGATTCAGTTAAGCAACTGATTGTAGACCTGCTTTCAAAACTTGTTGAGTCTACTGATAACACTATAGACGATGCTGCCGTAGAGTTAATTAAGAAGAACCTATTTCCTAACAAAAAGGTAACTACAAACAATGGCTAAAACTAAACCAGGTCCAGCTAAAACTTGGGAATTACCCCATGGTCAAGGTCAAGGACCAAAACCAGGTAATACCCTTCCTCCTCTTAAAGCCGATAGGGGAATAACAAAAGCACCTAAAAAGAATTATGGCTAGAAGAAAATCCGTAGGAATGGCAACTGAGGACGAGTTACAATCTCTCCATCGGTTAGTAGCTGAGAAGCTAGTAGATCAGCTTCATAGAGAAGATGTTAAAGCTTCTGACTTAGCTAACGCTATTAAGTTCCTTAAAGACCAAGGAATCACCCTAGATAAGAATGGGGATGTTTCTGCTATTGGTGAAATGATCTCTAATCTACCTGAGATCGATATGTCCAAAGTTAAATCTTATATAAGTGCCTAAAAGTGCTAAGCAACAACAGATTATTACGGAGGCGATCAATAGCTTCCCTGTTTTTGCTACCCATCTTTGGCACTTCTTAAGACTTCCTAGACCAACTCCTGTTCAGTATCAACTTGCAGACTATTTGCAGAACGGTCCTAACAGGAGAATCATTATGGCCTATCGGGGTTGTGGTAAAAGCTTTTTAACGGCTGGTTACGTTCTTTGGAGGCTAAGAAAAGAACCTGATACAAAAGTATTGGTCATCTCAGCCGCACAAGACCGTGCAGACGCTTTTAGTGTCTTCTGCCATGACCTCCTTAGAAACTGGTTCATGGTTCAGGATTTGTTCCCTAGCGACACTCAGAGGTTTGCTAAGGTAGCTTTTGATGTATATGGCTCTAAGCCCGATCAGAGCCCCTCAGTACGCTCTAGTGGTATCTTTGGGCAGATCACTGGGTCAAGGGCAGATCTGATCGTTGCAGACGATGTAGAGACCCCTCAGAGCTGCGAGACGCAACTTATAAGAGACAAGCTCCGAGAATCTATTAAAGAGTTCGACTCAGTTATAAAACCTGGAGGAGAAATTGTTTTCCTCGGTACTCCTCACACCCAAGACAGTATTTACGCAAAGCTGGAACTAGCTGGTTACTCCCCTCGTATTTGGCCAGCTCTTTATCCTACGGCTAAGAAACGTAAAGATTATTACGGAAACCGTTTAGCTCCTAAAATTACGGCTGATTTAGATGGTGATAAAACACTAGCGGGACACCCCACTGATTCTGAAAGGTTTGATTGGGAAGAGTTGGAAGCTAGACGAGAATCTATAGGACGGTCTACTTTTAACCTTCAGTTTCTTCTTGATATAAGCCTCTCAGATGAAGAACGATTCCCTCTTAAACTTCAAGACCTCTGTGTGTTCCGTTTAAACAGAGAACAAGGTCCAGATAAGGTTATTTGGAGTGCTAATGGTGATAAAGCTCTTGATCTACCGTCAGTAGGGCTTCACGGTGATCTCTTTTACAAACCTGGACAGATCGGGTCTGAATTTGTTGAGTACACAGGGGTTACTCTTGCTATCGATCCCTCTGGAAAGGGAAGTGATGAACTTGGGTACGCTGTAGTCGCCTACCTCAACGGAAACCTTTTCCTCCTCGCTTCTGGTGGACTTAGAGGTGGTTACAGTGAGACCAACCTTAAAAAATTGACTCTCCTGGCGAAAGAATACAAGGTCAAGCAGATACTTGTAGAGAGTAACCTCGGACTCGGTATGTTTAGTGAGCTTCTTAAGCGTTACCTCGGAACGATCTATCCATGCAGTATCGAAGAGGTCCGACATACAAAACAAAAGGAACTTAGAATTATTGATACCCTTGAACCAGTCATGAACCAACACAGGCTCATGGTAGATACCGACATAATCGCTAAAGACATCGCTTCCACTGAGTGCTACCCAAGCGAAACTAGATCGCAGTATCAACTCTTTTGGCAAATGACCAGAATTTCCAAAGAGAAAAACTCGATAAGACACGACGATAGATTGGACGCTTTAGCGATGGCTGTTCAGTACTTTACTGAAAATATGGCCCTCACTGAACAAAAAGCAATAAAAATTAGAGAAGCTGAGCAGTGGGAACTAGAACGTCAATTTATTCAAGGTGAAGGTGGCTTAAATGTTGGAGTCCTCGGATACGCTAAAACCCTTGAAGACCTCCAAAAAGCCGCTAACGCTGGTGTTGGTGGTAGTAATTGGTTAGAACCCTTTTAAAGGAACGTAACTTTTTAAAGGTTAAAATTTTTTAAAAGGTACTACTTTCTACTATTAATAGTTATAATAACCTTATAAGGTTTTTAAAGGGGTTTTAAAGGGTATAAACAGTACCTTTAACTTCCTTATAGTATTATTAAGAGTCTTATGGTTTATAAGAGAAACTACAGAAACGAATATGACTCCTACCACTCCTCTGAACGGCAGAAAAAGAGAAGAGCAGGTAGAAACCAAGCCTTAGCTCTTAAAAAGAAGCAGAATGGCGGTAAAAAACCTAATGGTGACGTTCATCATAAGGATCATGACCCTACAAATAACTCCCTTAGTAACCTTTCTATAGTCTCTGAAGGTAGAAATAGGTCTAGAAGGGTCTGAAATATTTTTACTGCGAATTTTTGAGTACCAGTTAACGTAGTGGGACACGCTTTTACCCCCTCCGACCCTTTAAAAAATCTATATATTGCTAATGAGAATCAATATCAATAAGAAGATGTCTTGAAATTCTCTTGAGGGTTTGAAGGGCTGCTTAATATATTTATTTTTTTTTATTCATACGAGCTAGGACACAACCTTGTTGTATCAAGGGTTATCAATGATAAGTTATTCTTATGTGTTATATTCCTTTACAAACCTAGTGATATCAAGAGAGTTCGAGAGAATGAGTTAGGTCTTTAAGGCCTTCAACGTACCTTGAAAATTTAATC